TGGTCACGGATGTTGAACTGATGGGAATGTCCACACCGCCAAGGAGTGCTGAGATGTCAGCTCCACTGGCATTGAGGAGTCGCTTGTTAGAACCCTTGATTATCTCTCCTGCGTACCTATTGCCAATATACAAAGTGTTGAAGAGCAGCGACAATGAGGAAAAGGTAAGCGCCTGATACTCTGCACTGGCCAGGACGTATGGATATTCCACGAGGTTCGCAATACTGCCCTCAAGATTCCCGAGGGTCAACTGTGGCCACGTCAGGAGTGCCAGCGTTCCAGTCCCGACGACCCATGAACCAGCAGCCGGATGGACTGCCAGGGTGACGGCATTGCCGGCGTCCCGAATGACCACGATGTCCAACACTGTGCCAGCCAGCCATGCTGAGGTCGGGAAGGTGATGCTGACCGTCGTGGTCCCGTCTGTCCATGTCAAGACGTTCGTGGAAGTGTTGAATGCGAGCGTGTTATTTACCGATGACCAGATGGTGAGAGCTGAACCTGCGCCACTTGCGCGCGTCATCTTGATTTGCATGGCCACAGTCTTGACTAGGGTCGTGTGCGGTGTCCACAGTGCCATGTCCTGCGCAGTGTCAGATGCCAAGTAAAGGCCAGCGTCAAAGATGGGCGCATTGATGGCGTAGACCACGCTGTTGTGAGTTTTCGCCACTAGACGTGTAAACGTAAGGGCCTGGCCCGCAAAGTCCACCAGCGTGTTGCTAAGAGGGCAGTAAAAGAGCGGAGCCAGGTAGTGCAATTCTGGAAAGGCAGGAACATTCCCTGCCTGGGACAGTCCGGAAAGGCTCTGATTCCCCCACATATAACCGGATGCCGGATACCGGACAGGTGCTTGCTCAGCGTTCGCACTGACCAGGAAGTCCAAAGCGAAGTCGTAATGGATTCCAAGCCAGTCCGGTATGATGGTCTTATCCACGAATCCAGCCTTGCGCCATGAGATGCCGCTGTCCAGCGAGATGCTGGAGACATGCCGCCAGTTGAACCGATGCAAGTCTGTGGCCATCAGTGAAAGCGTCAACCCCTGAGGGTCAGGAATCGTACTGGCGGCACTGTTGATGTTGTCGAGCAAGGCCTGACTCTCTTCCTGCGTTGCCATGTCCCGCAACTGCCAGGGACGAATCGGGACATCATAGGTGATGGAGTCTGCCACTACTTTCATACTCATATCTGCGCTCCTAGTCCACGCCCGAGCTTCTGGATGTTGGACGATATATCTGGAACCCCGTCTGCGAGTCTGTAGAGCAATTTGACCACGGTATTGAGTTGTGAGGTGAGGACCGCGTTGCTCTGCTGTGATGCGGTTGGCTTGGAGTCATGCGGCACAATATCTTCAGGTCCGTTCTCTCCAATGAGAGCGAACTGCGGATACCAGGCCGTGCCACCGTTGCCATAGTGCTTCGTTCCCCCTCCGGTAGCGGGAACACTAGCGTAACTACCATCGTAGTTTACCTTCGTAATGATGTAGTCTCCGCCGCCAGTTTTGACTGTTGTCCCAACACTGAGACCTGACGGAGCCTTACCATTGGCTTGAACATTCACTGACGCGCCGGTGACTGCCGGAATGGTGGTGCCGGTCAGCGTAGAGATGTTGCTGAACGCGCTGTTGGCAACGGCGGGATTGCCCGCCCAGGCTGCCTGTGTCGTCTGCATCATAGTCTGAATGGTCGCCCAGGTGTTCTGTGCTACCATGACCTCGGCCGCAGCGTCGGCATTACGCTTCAGCATCTTCTCGCTGTAATAGGTGTCCAGGTCCGTGAGCTTGATGGCGTTCGCCGTCTGCTCAGCAGTCAGTTCATTTTGGAGTTTGGTAACAATATCGGCCAGGTCCGATGCAAGAGCAGCTTTCTTAATGTCAGCTGCGTTCTGTGCGGCGGTCAACTCGCTTTGGAGTGTGGCTGTCACTGAAGCCAATTCGGATGCAAGAGCGGCCTTCTTAGCATCGGCTGTACTCTGTGCGGCCGCTGACGCCACAGTAGCGGTGTCCGTAATCTGCTTCCGCTCTGCTGCCGCAGTAGCGACCACGGCGGTACGCTGAGCCTGAAGAGACGCCAACTTGTCGTCATACTCTTCCTTGTTTTTCTCTTTCTGAATCGCCGCCTGAGCTGCTGCAATGGCCTGAGGAGTCTTAGCATTGGACAAAGTAGTCTGAAGGCCGGCCATCGTTTCCGCTCGAGACTCCGCTTGGTCGGCATCCTGAAGAGCTTTGATTTGTGCATCGATGCTTCCAGTTTGTGCATCTGCCTGAGCCTGAAGAGCGTCCAACTGAGCGTTCTTAGCCGTGTCGATGCTGGCCAGCTGAACCCTGAGTAGAGAATCTACCTGCTCCGTCGCCTCCGTGGTGTACTTCTGCTCCGCCGTGATTTTGGCGTTCAACGCATTCAGCTGAATCTTAAGCAGAGAATCTACCTGAGCCGTGGCATCCGTCGTGTACTTCTGCATCGCTGTAATGGAATCGGTCAACCCTTTCTGTTTGAGAGTGGTAGCGTCGTTCTCAGCCTTGACCGCTGCATTGTACTGAAGCTGATACCCATCGACGATGACCTGAGAGATTTGGTCCGTGGCCGTTCTCTTATTGTCCACCAGGGCCTGATTCGCAGCAACAGTCGCCTGAAACGCTGCTTCATTCGCAGCTTTGGCCGTTTCAAGAGTAGTCGCCGCCGCCTGACGGTCAATCTCCGCCTTCGACGTTGCTACCCACTTGTCCACTTCATTCTTTTTGAGACCGGCTGCGAGGTAGTCCTTGGCTTGAAGGTTGATGTCGTACATCTCACCCTCGACCAAAGTATGCGTGGCCTTGTAGTAGTTCCGCTTCAGTTCAAGTAGGGAGTTATTGATGTCCTTCTCCGCTGACTCCCGCGCCGGGTCCACTGCCTTTTGCGCCTGTTCCACTGCCGTTTGTGCATCGGTTTTTTTCGCAGCAGGTTGGGCTTCCTTAATGGCAGAGAGCTGAGCAGACTTCCACTTATTGAGGGCAACGATGTCCTTGGCCTGGGCCGTCTCAGACGAACTCGAGGCCTTGATGATACCCATACGTTTCGCGTACAGGGTGTTCAAGTCCTTAACGTCCTGCGTATAGGCTGAGGTGGTCAATTTCTCCAGGTCCACATAGGTCTGACCGACAGAGGCCCCATACTCCTTATCCGCAGCAATCTGCGCGTCCAGCCTCTTTTTAGCGGCTGCCTTTGCCTCTGCTGTAGCTGCTGCCGCTCTCTGTGCCTCCGCCATTCCACCAGGAGGTCCCGCTCCAGTAACTACGTCTGCCGAGCCGGAGTTGGCGGTGTATGTGATACCTACGGTCATCTCCTCCTCAGTGATTGACCCCTTGAGGAACTGTCGATAGAGGTCTCTGGCCTTAATCAATGGCCCCAACTGCTCTTGTAACTGTATATTCGTCCCAGTGTTGTGGCTCTGTATCTGCTCTATCTGCTTTTCGATGGCAGCTAACTTTTCTTGTGCACCGCCAAGAGGTGTTCCTGGGCCTGGGTTCATCCATGCAAGGGCAAGGTCTCCGAGAGCACCGGTCAGGCCTATGACCGCTCTAGTCGCAAACGGTAGTGTTTTCTCACCAAGCTCGATGAGGACCTTCTTAAAGTTGTTCTTCATGAGCTGTTCATTCTCGCGCAAGGTACTCATCTGCGCCTTGAACGCCTCATCTGCCGCACCAGTAGAGTTTGTGATGCTATCAATAGCCTCTGCAAAACTACCAGCTTGATTGCCGGTCAGAGACATTACCGCGCCCATGCCACGGACTTCAGGGAACAGTTTGGCCATCTCCGAGGCACTGCCACCAGTAGAGTCCGCGAGCTTGTCAAGCATACCTTTCAAGCCCAAAGTCTTGACCATCGACTCCGCGTTCTCATAACCAAGTTTCTTGACTGTGGCCGCCAGAGCGTCTGAAGGTGAAAGGAGTTGGTTCAGGACGCCACGCAGAGCAGTCGAGGCCTGAGCAGCATCGTATCCGCCTCGAGTCAGTCCTACCATGCCGGCCAACAGCGTATCAAGCGGGACCTTCAAGGAAACTGCCTGAGGAATGACAGTACCCAAAGTAGTGGCAAGCTCCTGGTAGTTGAAGATACCAAGCTTGACCGCCTCGAACAGCTTATCTGACACCATGTTCGCGTCAGACGTTGAATATCCATAGGCATTGATAACGCCAATGAGAACCTTCAGAGAGGTGGCCGAGTCTGTAACTCCTCCGACCGCCGCCTTTGCTCCTGTGGCCAGGATGTCCATAGCTTCCGCCGCAGGGATGCCCGCAGAAACGACCTGGTACAGACCATTGGCCAAGTCTTTCGTGGCCAGAGGAATGTTCCCGCTCATGACTAGAACTTCATCACTCAGCTGTTTGATACCAACAATAGAACCAGCCAGCAGGGTGTTGACGTTGGCCATATCCTTCTGGAAGTCCGCCGCTGCGTTCTTCGCTTGGTTCAGGGCCATCGCAATACCACCAATAACTGCGACCGCTCCACCAATAATGGCAATCTGAGGGGCAAACTTCATCAGGGAGCTTATGACGCCAGTGACGCCACCACCAAGCGAATTGAAGGCACCCATCAGGGCATTGACCGAGTTGACTCCTCCAGCTGTGTTGACGTTCAGAGTAGTATTGACTATTTTTTCGACTGAATCAGCCATCTTGAACGTCCTCCTTTTCTGATTGGAAGTACGCTACCCATTTCATGAACTCGAGCATTGGCAGCTGCCCGACCTCCCTGAGACTCAGGTGTAGTCGGACAGCCACCATCATTTTCAGACGTTCGTCAGGCTGCTCAACTTTTTTTTTAGTTCGTTGAACATCTCCTGTGACATGGCTGACATTGTGGAAACTTCTTCTGCTATCTGGTACACGACAGCACCGTTCTTCTTGCCTAGCTCCAGTGCTTGCTTGGCCGTGAACTTCGGTTCGACACAGCCAACCACAACAAGGGCAATCCTGAACAATTTACTGTCCACCCTGTCGCCCATCATGGCCATCTTCATCGCTTCATCCTTCTCATCCACGGTCAGGGACTTGACTCTGACGCTGCCGTTCCAGGCAGGAATGAAAAGGTCGTTGTACGCAATGTCCTGAGCGTTCAGGATGTCATCAGCCGTCAGATACTTCTTCTCTTCTGGCATCACGACAACCTTGTCCTTATGCTCACCCATTACAGGGCCTTGTCCAGCTCACCGACTCCGGTGAAGCCAACTGTCTCTTCGACTGTCGCGTTCAGGGCAACCTTGACGCCCCACTTCACAAACGCTGCCCCGACAACGCCGACCGTGTTGGCGTAGTCCTCAAAGAGTTTGAGGTACACCGGCAGTCCCGCAATCGCCGCATCGAACCAAGTAGAGTTCAGGTAGTAACCGGACATGCTACCACTCCAGGACTTCTGCCCGATGGTTCCCGACTTCCAGGCTTCACCCAGGACGGAGCAGTCGGCAATCTCTGTATCCAGATTGACGCTCCACTCCTTGAACGTGCCACACTGAATGACATCCGAGTACCAGATGCCGTTGACCGTGGGCGTGGTCGGCGTGGCCACAAACGTGACCTCACCGTTGATATAGTCGATGGAAGCAACTGCGCCGCCCACAATGGTGGGAGGTGATGTCGGGTCCCAAAAAGCCTTCTTGACCGTGGCCACCTTCAGCTCAAAGACCAAACCAGATTTGACAGTGAGTGCTGCGGCAACCGTCACCTGAGTCCTGGCCGACTGAGCGTAGATTGCACCGGACTTTCCGTTGATTCTGGCCACGTTACACCTTCGTCAGTGCGCCGTTACTCTGGATGGTGATGCTGCTCTCTTCCGTAGCTCCATTAGTCACCTTCGGAGCAACAGCCTTGATGATGAAGTCTCCGGTGAAGTAGTGCGTCGCGTCCGTATACAGCTTCATCGACACAGCGGTTCCGAGCAAGGCCAGCTCGTCAATCGTCATGGCGGAATCACGCAGGAACGCGACCGAACCACTGGCAGACTTAAGACCAACCGTATTGCTCTTCCAGATGTCGCCCATGACTTCAGCTGCCGAGAGGTCAACATCGATGTTCAGACTCCAATCCTTGACCTTGGCCGTGGCATCTGCACCAAAAACAACTTTTCCATCTTTTCCATTGAAATACATCTCTTCCTCCTATCGGATAGCGTTCAAGTCATCAAGCATCGTGATGATAATGCTGATGCTGCCAACGTACTTTCGCCAAATCTCTACACCGTTGCCGGTCAACTCCGTCTGGCTGTAGACTTTCCACTCCGAGACGGTATCAATGAGGGTCGCGCCGTCATAGACCGGCAATTTGTTGTTCCGTACTGCCAACTCCACGGTCCGAAGCATAGCCGAACGGTGGTCATCCGTGTCCGCGTACACCGTAACCTGAACCTTCATCTGCTCGAGCCTCTGAGCATCGGGCATAGCAAACAGCTCATCCGCCTTACTCACGATGCTAACCAGGGCAAAGGGCAACGTGGCTGTCTCCGGCTCAAAGTCTGGAGCGTACACCCAAGCCCTCGAGAACAGGCAAGTGGACTTCAAGAACTGAGCCACCGACCTACGAACGCAATTAACCAAGTCCATGCTCATGCTCCCGCCGTGCCAACCAGCAGTTTGCCGAGGAGGTCTGCGGCGTCATCCAGGCTTGTCTCTGCGTAGTGCGCCTGGCCCTTGATAGGATGGGTATAGGTCTCGTCTATCTCCTGCCTGGCCGCATACTCGACATTCGTTCCGCACGAAACTTCAAGTTTTTCTAAGTTTGAGTAGTCCGAATGAATCGAACCCTCCAGGTGGCCGGTCTTGAAAGGGACGCGCTTCCGCATCTCGTTCTCAAGATACATGCCGGCAACCTTCAAGCATTCCTGGATATGAGGTTTACCTAGGCCACAGACTTCATTCAGCCAGCTGTCAGAGGTGACTCCCTTGGCAAACGCCGCTATGTCCATGTTCTCTGCGCTCATCGCTATGCCTTCGCGTACAGAGCAGCCTTGAACTCAGTAACCAAAACCGTTGAACCGGCCAGAGCGGTCGGAGATGCCCACACAATCTTGTAGCGGTCGCTCCCAATCGTCAGCTCGTCCAAGATGTTGACCGTGACCCCTGGACCGGAAAAGCAGTCGATGTCTCCCATCCTGAACAGGCCTTGAGAGGTGAGAACTTCCCTGACTCCGATAGCCGACTTGGAGATAAGGATGGAGGTGTCTGTGAATGTCACAATCGGAGTGCCAAACGCCGCGTCTACCGAAGAGCTGGCCCGAGTATGCAGAGTTGCTGTCACTCCCGTGTCTCCCAGGATGGCCGTGAACCCGTCTGCTATCTGCTGACAGTCCGTAAGGTTCAACATCAGTTCAGGCCCCAACACCTTCCGGCATGGCCAAAGACGGGAACCGCCTGAGCCAGATACGCCTGAGCCTGAAGCATGATACGCTCACGCATCGGACCCTTATCGACAGACTTCCCTTGCAGGTTCCAGGCAAAGTCGAGCAAAGCATGGGATGTCGCTTCCTGCATGAGTGCCAGACCAGCACACTCATACACATCCTGGAACTTATAGGCAAACGTGACCCTGGGACCGATGAACTGAGGAAAGGTGACGCACCCTGTCTCGATGTCTACGGTGAACAGAAGAGGATTGCTCCCGCCATCCAGAGCCGAGTAGATGTCTGTGATAACTGAGCCTTCCACAATAAACCGATGACTAAGGTCAAACGTCTTTCCATCCAGTGAGGTGACAGTCTCCGTCAGGTGCTTGACCGGAGATAGTGCGAGCAGAGCGATGTCGTCCTTAAACACCTGCTTGTCCGAATCACCTATCAACGTCCTGATGAAGTCTGCTACGGTCATGATGTTTTCTCTCCAGTGTTACGGTTTCCCTTATGCTCATAGCCCTGGCCGTGCTTCTGCTTGATATAGACAGGAGCCTTGACAATGACCGGCTCTGTGACCTCTGAGACAGGAGCGGGAACGGTAAGAACTTTCACTTCCTCGACCACAGGTGCTTCAGCCTCTTCGATAAGGGTGCATCCACCGGCAGCCATGAGAACTTTTGCCTCACGCATCGTCATGGGTTCTGAAACGGAATCAACAAACTGCTTGGCCCTGAGGCTGGAAGTGAAATGCTCCGAACTGTACCGCAGTCTGACAAGGTTTTCGTTTTCCATTGTTCCTCCTGACTAGAGAGGGCTTGCACCCTTGACAGATGCAAGCCCCCAGTTTTCGCTTACTGTTGGCTGAGAGGTGTAGCTTAGTTCGTCACGCCGGTCAGCATGGCCAGAGCGCCAGTGTTCCGAAGCTCTGCGCCGCAATCCCACAGGACCCGAGTGGTATAGGAATCCTGGGAGAGCGAAGGTCCAATCTCTTCGACTCTGACACCGCCCGCCGAATTGAGGTGGGTAGCCACAAAGCCGTTGCCGCCGATTCTGGCCGCCACGATAGGGCAGGACGCGATGCTTGTCCCTTCCTTCATGTTGTTCGGCAGGAACTCGTTGGCGAAAATCGGAATCGCATCATAGGCCAGGACTTCCTGGCCGGTGAAGTTCTTGAGCATAACCTTCTCCATGTTGATGCCTGAGGCACGGAGCAGGGTGCGATATGCCCTGATGGTACGAGGGGCCATGACCAGCATGTCGGGCTTTCCGCCCTTCACCATGTCAATCAGCTCGTCAATCTTGTCGAAGCTGATGGCCGCGCCGTTGGCCCCCATCGAAATCTTCTGAGAGGCCGAGCAGAGCGCGATTGCACCATCAAACTCAAGGTTCTGAGGACTGACCAGGATGGTTTTGGTCACAGCGTTCGTGGGGGTCGAGAAGGTCGTGATGTCCACAACCACCTGAGACACGTCGTTCGCTGAGATGAGAGTGTATCTGCCAACACCGGCACCGATGCTAACACCGGCTCCAGCTGTGTCACCAGGAGCGGCCCATGCGAGCAGCGTTCCTGTGAGGGTGTAAGTGAACACGCCGCTTCCGCCAGCGTTCGGCGCGGTGATGACGGTATCACTGAAAGGATTGGTGAACGTGCCACCATCGATGTCGATGACCGTCAGGGCAAGCTTGGCGGCTTCGATGATGACGCTCAGACCGGTCGGAACCCAAATGTCGGTATCCGCGAGCTTGCAGAACTGTCTCCTGGCACGGCCATTGAACAGCGCATTGCGGAACTTCCGAGAGATGGACTTGGCCTTCTCAGCAATCTGCTGAGCCTTCGTCTTGGGATTGGAACCGAAGGCGCGGTTTGCGATACCCGCGACATCGAAGTCACCGGCGATGGTCTGGAGGTAGCTGATAGCCTTGACCACGGTTGCGCTGTTCTTCTGGATGGCAGTTGCAGCCAGCCCGATGAACTCAGCGTCTCCGGTAGTCAGCTCGCGGTTGTAGCTGCGAGAAACGTCATCCACTCCCTCAACTGCCAGGCGGTCAAAGCTCTGGTCATTGAAGAAGATGGTTTCAACTACACCGGCCTCGAGAGGGGTCTGGTATAGAGTCTTGGAAAGGTCAAGTAGAGTAGCCATAGTCTTTTCCTCCTAGATTTTCAACAAGGTCAATGACCTTGGCGGGCAGCTAAGCCCTCTTCTATCTTTTCTTCAGCGGTTTTCGGTTCCGTCGCCGGAAGGTCCTTAGACGGGTTATGCGTTGCTGTCACTTTCACTGCGAACTTCGTCTTTTCGACTGTCTTGTCCGTGATGCTTTCCAACTTTTCCTTGAAACTCGTGATTGCACTTTTCATTTCATCTTCTGTCTTGCCGGTGATGAATGACTCGAACGGCCTGAGAGCATCTGGAAGGTTCTCCAGCTTGTAGAGCTTTAGACTCCGCTCTGACAACATCCCTTCTAACTCTGTTATTTTCGTTTGGTCTGCTTCGGTCTTGTCGGCTTTTCCTTTGAGTTCATGCAGCTGACTCTTGAACTTGAGCATGTCCGCCTTGTACTCATCACCAGCGGCAGCGTTCTTTCGGATGTCTGCCAGCTCTTCCTGGGTAATCTCAGGCCGGAGCTTCAGCTTTTCGTACTCTGCCTTGGATACGGTGATAACTTCTTCCTCTTCAGGTGCGGCGGGGTCAGCAACGATAGCTGCTTCCGGTACAACCGGAGTAGCCTCTTGTCCAGGTACAACCTGGGAGACGACGACAGGAGTAACAACTACTGTCGGGTCCGTTCCTTCTTTTTGCTTGGTTGCCATTTATGCTCCTTTTTCTGCCTTTTTCCCACACAACTTACTGTGAAACCAGTATAACATCACAATTTACCATTGCAAGTCAATGCAAAAGGAGTGATAGGTGAAATTGGGAGATTCATCAATCCGATTTCTTGTCCTTCTTGCGCTCCTTGAGCCATGATATGAGGACCTTCGCCCATTCGACAGACATATGCTCGTCGATTTCACATCCACACAAGAACTGTCCAGCGTGTATCAACTCATGGAAGATAGTCTCTCGGGCAAGAGCTTGATTCATCTTTTCTTGAATGAATATCTCGATTTTGCCCGAACCTCGGATGGGATTGTTTTGTGTCGATTTCGGCGTCAGCGTCAGACCTTCGGGTGTAAGGGCAGGATTGCCCCCGACCTTCACCCACTCCTCGTGCATCCTCTTCTTCGAGATACGCTCTACTGTTATGCCGACCATTAGGAGGCCATCTCACGAAACGCTGCCAGGATTGCATCAACGTCATTCGTGCTTCCCTCTATTCTGGCTGTCAAAGTATCCGGAGCCATCCACTTCTTCTTCGGAACTTTGGTCAAAGCCAACCGTTTTGATTCCTCATCCTGCTTTTCTCTCAATTTCTCATAGTGTTCCACGGCCATGACATCTCTCTCCACACGGCTCATCCGGTTCCACTTCTTCCGCTCTTCCACGGTCATCGTCTCATCTACCCAACGAAGAGTCTGTGCGCCATTGTCGTCGAGCATGAGCAATTCATCCCTCGTTAGTTCTCTCATCTCTAGAAGCCCCCTTGCTGAAACTTAGCCATGAAACCATTTTCCTTAGCCCAATTTGCGAACTGTGTGAACGTAAACTCCGGCTTGTAGTCGAGGGGCTTAAGAAGCAACCACTCATACTCTCCAGTGAGGGCGGGGTCAGAGATGTCGAAAGCGAAAGAATCAGCCCAGGTGACCTTGCTGGCAATCACCTTAGTGCCAAAACCCCGCGCCGTATGGGAATCCATACTCCATGACTGAAGAGGTCCAAACGGTATACTAAGAGGTTCAGTAAGGAGGTTTCTGGCATCGGCCATCTCGCTCGCATCAAAAGGATTCTTAGCCAAGAACTGTGCCAGCTTTTCCGAAACTGTACCAGGAGAGCTACCCCCAACAAAGTGCGATGCGGTGTTCCAGATATTGCCCGCTGCTCCTATAGGATTCTCGCCACCCAGGAGTTCCCTTATGGCAGCATTGCCATTGACTCCTCGATATAGCGTTTTCACTTTCCCACCAGTGACTACTCTCTCCGCTTGCTGATTAAACGCGGTCCATGCCTTGAAAGAATCCTCTGGACTGACTCCGCCAATCTTCTCTTCCATCCACTTCACCATGCTCTTATTGTCCACAAAACCGGTATCGTTCTGAGCATAGGCACCGAGCCAAGAACTGATTCCCTTCGCGTCGCCACCAAATCGAATGTTGGTCTCAACGTCCAGCCCTTGCGCCCTATTGACCAACGCCTGCATGAGATTTCCACCAGAGCTTCCCGAATCTACACTCCACGCTTGCATACAATCCTTTAGCAGCCTCGCGTCCTTGGTCGTTCCAAACCGGTCCATGTACTGCTCGCGCAGCCAGCCCCAATCATCTGGAGTTGCATCGTCGAATATTGGTGAGAAACGGCTGATGAAATTAGCAGCGGTGTCAGCATCTTTCATGTTGATGATGCCACCATATTTCTGTGCCGCAGCCTCGAGAATTGCCCTATCCTTATTGTTCCACTTAGCCATAGAAGCGGCCTGTTGTTCGGGGTCCGCCAGCCACTTGAAGATTTGTGGTCCTTCCGGCTTCTCCTGAATCAACTTCACGAATGAACCAACAAGGTCTTGATGGTTCAGGTCGCGGATGTCCTTCATGGCACTTTCCAGAGCTGAGGACTTGCCGGCCCCAGGGAAGCCACCAGTAAATAGGACCGTTGGCTTACTGTTCATGTTGACCACAAAGCTGCCATCGTTCGAGCCGTCGAACACGGCCTGTTTCCAGAAGCCGCCACTCCACATTGTTGTTTTCTCAACGCCATTCTTCATGGCCTCATAGGTGGCCAGGTTCAGGCCATCTTCCGAAGCCGTCAAAAGCGGGTCAACGAATCGTCCACCACTAAGGAACCGAGACAGGGCATTTCCCATGCTCTCATCCATCGGGGTGTCCACGAACGCCATCTCTGTATTCCAGCCCTTCTTCACAAACTCAGCCAGCATCTCCGAATACCGCTGCGTTCCCGACATCGTTCCATCAATTACGATGTCTCGTCCTTCCTTAATCGCGCGCTGAACCGCTTGATTCAGGATGTCGGCAGACTCCGAGTGATAGACCGAAGCGTTCAACGAAAGCTCTGCCCTATCCGCCCTGACGAGCATCGTCTTGAACTCATCCGAATCGATGACCAGCTTGCCCCTGTTGGAAAAGAACTCATCGAGAATCTGCTGATGCAGGGCTTCGCGCTCTGGCGTGTAGACTCCTCCAAGGTCGCGGTACAATGAAGTAGTGGATGGAGATGTGAGGATATGCTGCCGCGCGTCCTCTACCTTCTGTAAGATTTCCTCACGGGACAACTTATACTTGTCCTCCATCTTCCGCCACATCTCGTGAGACTTCTCTGTCTTGTCGTCCATGAAGTCGGTATACGTTTTCATGTACTCATCCTTGATGTCAAGGCTGAGGTTGTCCCTGATTTTCCCTTCCGTATCCGTCAACGTAGCGCGCCACTCTTCCGTAGCATGGACCGGTATTGCTTCCTGCATCCCAGGGACAACAAAGCCCTTGGCCAGAAGATTGTCTCTCAATTCTGCGGGCTGCGAGCGGAACCAGTTTGTCCAGGAGGTCTGAGCCTTGTTCAAGGCAGTGCTAACGGCACTACTATCGCCTTTCCACGCTTGGTACTTCTGCCCCATTGTGGCGGCAATCTCCTCAGGAGTCTTGAACACGAAGAACCACTGGCACCGGCAGCATGGATGGACAGGAGTGAGTGGAAAGTCGGTAGCCTCTATTGGCCATTCCCTGCCATCATACCCTGCGCAAGTTCTACAGGTCAGTTCATCGGGAGCGGCCCAATACTGCCGGCCCTTGAGGTACTTACCATTCACCTTAATCCAGGCCTCTCTTGCCATTGAATCGGCTCGAGCCATCTCAGTACGGGCAATGATAACCGCACGATTCTGAGACATCGGCATGACCTTCTGAATGATGCGGTTGGCCGCGGTGTCGATACTCTCTCCCTCGATGATAGAGTTGACCAGAGAGCGCTGGATTCCAAGTGCTTGCTGAGAGGAAACTTCTCCCAACCGCTCACTGAACATCTCGCCCTTATAAGGGAAGCTCAGAATCGCGTTCACCGCTGTGGTGGGTATCTTGCCAAGGGAAACTGCCACCTTCCCTCCAGCAACGGCGGCGTCCAGTGTCTCGTTCAGGCCATTCCAGCCCTGGCCACAAATCTGCTTCATCGACTGCGTGACGTTGGCCGTGACATTCCTGTACTGATTCCTCGTTATCTTGTCCAGGCCAGCGAAAACATTGGACCTCTGAATTGCACTGGTAATGAGCCGTTCATTGTACTTCCCGTCCTGTGCAATCTTCATGAGGTATGATGAGATGTCCTTCATCGAATCGTGGTACGCCAACTGAAGATTACAAATAGCGTTCCAGTCCTTTGCGCCTATGTCCTTAGTAACCTGAGCAGCGGTTTGGGCCTGAATAGCCATCAACCACTGAGTTCTCTCCTGAGGATTCATGCTCCCAGGTCTACCAGGCCTTTTTCACTGTGCCAGGAATGACGACCTTTCCTGACTCAGGCGGCGGCAATTTCTTGGCTGTTTTTGCTCCAACTTCTGCACCATTTTCATCAAGCTGAGGAACGGTTCCACCCTGCGCGTTCAGCCTTTTTTCCTCTGCCTTTCTCGCCTGTTCCATGACATCAAGTTCCTGTTGTTTTACCTCGTCCGTTTCGGTCGTAACATCGACGATTTCCTGGTCAGAGAAACCGAGCTGCTTCAAGGCAAACTTCTGACCGATAAGCCCTTGCTTCTGCTCCAGCAGAACCAGCTTTTTCTCCTCCATCTTGTCCGGTGCGATGATGGGGTCCCACTGGACCGTCACGTCATCAACAACCAGTCCCTCTACACCAAGAAGCTGAGCCACCTGAATGACCATCTCAGAAAAGCCCTGTTCCATGTTGCCCCGCGTTTCATCTATCTTGCTGGTCAACTCTGTCATGGCCCTCTCCATAGCATCTCCTGACCAGTCGTTGTTCATGAGTTTCGGCACTGACAGCTCCGGCATGTCCTCTTCGATGGTCCCTGCAATATCCTCGATGAACTTCAGCGTATCAGCAAACGAGCCATCCCAACCGACCATCTTCAGGTCGGCGTCCTTGTTGGCCGTGCTGACCGTATTCTGCGTTTCGCGGTCCAGGTTCCCCAGGTTCATGCCCTTCGCAAAGAACAGCGGGTCAGCCCAATCCTTGATAATACTGAATACCAGGCTCGAGACGGCGTTTACGTTGTCCAACACGTCCTTGACGTGATAGAAAGTATTTTCACCGTACTGCCCGCCCAGGTCCAGCTGCTTGACCACGATAGGAAGGTGGTGCGTCTCATTGACCGCGGACGGTCCAACCTGTCGCCAGGAGCCATCCTCAACCTGTCGCTCGAACAATGAGATGGTGTCAGCGGTGATGACGTGCATGGTATCGCCGTACTTCTCCCTATACCCAAGAACCTCATCCACATCGTCCCAATTACTGAGGATGTCCACATACTCAGGTGGGGGCAAGACGATTCGGATGTTGCCGGTCTGCGGCGACCTAGCCACTTTGATAAAGGCCGTTCCACCGGCTGCCGCATACCGCCCGAACTTATACTTGGCACTCTGAAACCGGTTGGCATCCAACACATCCGTTATCTTCTTCTCCAGGGCCTCATCTCCCACACTGAAGCCAATATAATTCCTCATGGTGAAATGGACCGAGTTCTCGACCGCCCTGTGAACCTTGGTGTATAAGGTTTTGAGCTTAGACACAACGGAAGCAGGACCGAACCCCCTGAACTCATACCCGCTGTCGATGAACCTGCGGTACGGTGCGCCGGAATAGTAATCCCAGTCGATGAGCAGCTTCTTCTTGTGCTCCTCACCGTCCACATCGACAATCGACTGAATCAACTCCTTTTCTGCATCCGAGACTGTTGCTGTAAACTTTTCAATTTGCATGTTTCCTCCTAGTTGTGATGGCCCACAGTGGCCGTGTAATTCGGTTCCGCTTCCTTGCTTGCCGCCCATATACCGAGCATCGACAGGACATCGACCGTATCGTCATTCGCCGCAAACGGAAAACCCACCAGCTCGCCCTTGACAACCGGAATCCAGGCGGCCCCTCGTACAAAGTAAACCGACCCTGACTCCATCCGTGCCGCTATCGTAACAGCTCTGAGTTGCTTGTCCGTAGGGCAGTGAACCGCGACCGCTGGAAGGCCTTTGGCCACCGCCAGCTGCACCATAGCCAGCTGATAGGCAACAGACTCAATACCAATGATTCCGGCACCGTATTCCCAAAACTTCGACTGCAAGATTCTCAGTTGTTCGGGAGCTGAGATGTGGTCCCTGAAAACATCGACCAGAATGAGGTCATGGTTCGGAAGCAACTGTGCCGTGCCAATGACGAAATAATCCGCATTGGCCTTCAACGAAACGGCAAGGTCTACCATCTGCACCGTGAAGCACTCACTCTTCAGGAACACGCCCTTTTCCGTCTGCCAGGCGTTTCCCATGTCCACGGCGTACTTGAGCTTGACGCTGTTAAAGAACGTCCCTGCCTTGTCTCCAGGACGCTGCTGATACAGGGCATTGAAACTGTTACGGAGTTTCGTCTTAAGGCTGAGCAGTTTCTTGATGGGATACCGCTCTGACCAGAGGGCTTCGCCTATCTTCCTCCCGAGCAGGTCATCTTCATCTTCGCAGATGGCCGGCAGTCGAAGGACCGTCCACTCCTCATCGTTCTCATCCTTCTCCTGAGTGAGCACCCTTCCCACCAGGTCATCCTCATGCCATCGCGTCATGATGATAACCAGGCGCGAGTCTGGCTCGAGTCTGGTGTAGAGGGTATCGGTGTACCAGTTCCAGATGTTCTCCCTGAAGGTCGGACTGTTGGCCTCTGCGTTGTTCTTGATAGGGTCATCCACAATAATCAGGTTGCCACCCCATCCAGTGATAGGACCGCCGATGCCCGCTGCTATCATGCCGCCCTCATGCCCTTCGATGTCCCATTGGTTTTTCGCGGATGAGGACTGCGACAGCCTCAGCCCGAACTCAGGGAAGTTATCGACAAGCCCCCTGACCTTTCCCGAGAAGAAAGCTGCCAGGGACTCCGTATACGAGCAGAGAACCACGCGGTCATCAGGATGCTTCTCGAGATACCAGGCCGGAAAGTGCTGCGAAGCCGTCTTGCTCTTTCCATGACGCGGCGGCAGTTCGATGATGAGCCGCCGAATCTTGCCAGCCTCGACATCCTGAAGGGTCCGCTCCATCAACCGAATATGGGCGGGCCTCCTCCACTTCTTATCGACATAGCAGTTGTAGACCGCGAAGTCGCGGCGAGCAAGATTAATCGCTGCTTGTCGGATTGTCTGTTTCGACAGAATCGGCAAGGCAGAACTTCCTGAACTCCTCGTCATTGGCCAGACGGTCAATCAGAGGCGAGCTTATCGTGACTTCTCCCTCATGGTGAGATGAGATGTTGTCAGTTGGCTGGCCACGGCTCAAACGCTCGACCTTGACCGCCGTTTCAAGCCACTTGGCCATATCTGAAGCGGAGAGTGCCGTGGAATCAAAAGTAGAGAGCCGCGCCGCTACCTTGTTCGTCATACCCAAGGCGATAACGGCATGACGTTTGACCATATCCTTGACTTCCTGCTCCATACTGGCCAGCTTCAGTTCTTGAAGGTGGTCCTCCCAGGCCCGCGCTCTGAACCGCCAGTTTCTTTTCACCGCCCAATGAGCTATGGGAGTCATACTCTTCCCTAAAGCTGCTGCGGTCTTATGCAAGGTCCGGTCCTCCATGTCTCGATAGACCACAAAGGCCTCGAACTGCTTGCTGGTTTCCCCTGCCTGACGTTCCCAAAGTGGAACGGCGGCCCGAGTTACCTGTTCAGCGACTTCTTCAGCTGGTGACATAATCCTTCCCATTATTTCTCCTTTTCATGTTGCAAGTAGAAGTCTGCCATGTAAGCCAGAGCCTCCCACGGTTTCTTGACGTTGACTTTTTCTTGACCAACAATTCTCTCTATCGCTTTCTTCAGCGTCCGGCCCTCAATGACCGGTATGGATGTCCTGCCCGTCATACCAACCAGAGGAACCCAGGCATGAGGGTCAGCCCCATCGTTGTCCCACAGCTCTCCCAGGTCAGCCTTATGGTGCTCGAAAACGTCGAAGATGACCTGAAGGGCAATGGCCAGGTTGGAAACCCCCGCGCTGCCGGCTGCGTCATCTATATTTGTCAGCCACCTCTGATATTCCGTGCCAAGAGCCAGCCACGTCTCATCCGTCTTGCTCATGGACTTTGCTTCGTCCAGGGACTTCTTAGCCTCATCAAGTGAGGATGGGAGGAAAATGAGGTTGACGCTCTTATACTCCAGCGGAGCATCAATGGGAGCTATCGGCTCGACCTTCATGAGCAGGTCCAGCGTCTTGTCATCCAGTCCTGAATAGAGCCGCCAATCGACATCCTCCAGCTTCTCAAACAGCTGAGTGAGGACGGCGGGGTCATCCTGGCCGGCGATGCTGTTGTGGCTGAGCTGGATGGCCACGCGCTGCGTTTCTGAAAGCGGGTCATCGGTAGTCATCACCTCGATACTTTCCAAGCCGGCGTCTATCGCGGCCATCACTCGATGGTTGCCAGAAAGGACTAGGTACGAACCATCGTCATTTCGACAGGCAAAAGGAACTGAGGTGAGTTTCCCGTCCCTCTTGACGTTCTCGACCAGCCGACCATATTGCTCTTTCGGCAAATACCTCGCATTGAGGCTCAGAAGCTTCAAGTCTTTTGGTACGAATTGCTGAATCCGTGTCTCCATTTTCACTACTCCGTTTCCGCGTTCTCAGATACCTGCCGAAGTTGGCTGAACCGCTTTTTCCATTCGACAAGCTGCTCGTCAAGTGAGTGAACTCCGATGAGCGCGCCGTACTCGAGTTTGTACTTTTTCGCTTCCGGCTTCACGCCATAGTCCGAATCCTCTTCTTTCTTCAGAAGGTCCAGGACTCCGCGATACTTCATCGACACTTCTCTGCTGGTGAAAGCAGTAGTGATAAGGGACCGGCACCGCCGCTTCATCATCGTCTCTGCAATCTCCCTCGCTTCCTTGCTGACGGCTGCCATGACGATGAGCTTGGCCAGGTTCTTGTACTTCACCGGAGCCACCGGCATATCCGACAGCATGTATATCTGCGGACCGTCTATCCATCCTTCCGTCTGATGGCCCGAACCGCCGCCATCATTGAAGGCGAACAGTCCAATCAGCTTCTCGTCCACGAATACGCCAAACGCCCTAGACTCCTGACCTGGTGAGATGGTTCTGGCGATATACAAGGACCGCAGCTCATGGAACTCTCCCGATGTGATTCTGCGGATGGTCAACTTCGTCCCCAATTCCTCCGTCTCTTCCAGCCGTGGGTACTTGCAAGGCTCAATGCTCTGAGAGGGCGCGACTATGCGCGTTGTCTTGCTGGAGCTGTAGATAAATGAGGGGGCCGTCATGTTCGACCCTTTGACGAACCCCGTCAGATGTTCTTGAAGCTCCGGCATCTCTTGACCAACCAACATCCACTTCCGATGTGTGGCCACAATCGACATGGCCAGGTCTCGCAGCTCGACATCTTTCCTCGGCTCACCGAAAGGACCTTGCCAGTCGAACAATTCATCCGCCTTGGCCTTGTCATGAACAAACCCTCTCAGGTTCGGGACCGGTGCGAAGATGACCGCAGCGTCCTCAGGGATGGAGGTGTAGAAGCTCTCAACATCCGTTCCAGAAAACTCTACCAGCTTGACCACGGGCGTCGACTGGAACTTGGCCAGGGCCTTCGCATGAACGGTCGGAAACTGCCGCTCGTACTCTGCCGCCATCGTTCGATAATAAGCATTGCTGTCCCGCTTGAAAAAGTTTATGGCCATGCTTTCCAGAATGACCAGGGCAACCAAGGCAGACTCTGGAGACTCATCAAGATAAGGAGTGGCCCAGGCCAGTGCCTCGGCGTACTTCTCCTTAAGCCTGAGATGAATCGGCTCCCCCCAGCAATACGAACCATACATGGACCCGAACAACGTCTGGTCCTGACTGTGAATCTTAAACCGACTCAAAGGTGACAGCAGCCGCTCCATAGCGAACTTGCCGCTCGAGCCGACATACACGTCAGTGGAGTCCCACAAAAGGCAGGACTCCACTATCATTGGATGCAGATTGGCCGGCAGTTTTGAGTCCTGTCCGAACATCAGAACAAACTCTCTACCACAGGAATGGGCGCGGTCGCCACTTCTGGCAGCTCCTCAATAATCTCACCGGTCTCTTTCTCCCACCACTCTGCGAACCAGCGGCGGTGACAACCTTCCCCTTTCCAGACGTTCTCCCAACAAAGCAGCACGATGTCCATGCCACCGCTGGCCTCTTCAATCTTCTTGAACTCTTCCTTGACCCTGCTGACGCCAACCCGCTGCATCTTCTCAAGAAATGACATCCGCGCTTCTCCATCCGGCAATTTCAGCGCGATAGGGAGAGGATTGAGGAGCCGACAAGACACATGCTTGTAAGGCAATGGCCACTTCGGTTCGCCCAGGCTGACACCGACCTTGAGCAAATCCGGCCTGTCCTTCAGACTTTTCTCACTCCATCTCGATGTGAATATTCTCATCATTTCCCCCTATTCATATAATCAATATACCACGATTTTGTAGAATTGCAAGTGTTTTCGTTCAATTTGTTCTATATTTCGCGTATTTCTCTGCAAAACGCAAAGCTGTCCGTTGATATTCCAACACCGTCCAGGTAATATCCCGAACAGACTGGTTCCTCTTGTCCAGGCAGTACCAACGCTCGCCATCTGTAAAGAGGACCAGGATGCCATCTGTCACCAACCGATGATTCGCACGATTCAGGGAGGCGGTATTGCGCGGGTCATCGACCAGAGCCGGCGCAACATACCGGCCCAGGATGTGATGAATGTCACAGGCCGGACCCTGACTCAGGACGTCCGATACCTCACCACTCTCGAGCAGGGGTATCGCCCAGGCATTGAAATTGTCCAGCCGCGTCCTCTGCTTCGAGACATGGGGGATGAGGTGTTGCTTCCGGAACTCGCTAAGCATCGAGTTGATGATTGAGATAATCATTGACTTCCTCCGAAGAACGCACAATCAGATACTCGGCGTTCGTCTCTCTGAACACCTGCTGACACGCCAGCTGGTCCGGTGACGGCTTGCCGGTCGCGGACTTAACCTCAATCCCAAGCAACTTGCCAGTGGGCATCACCACAAGAATGTCAGGGAGTCCTTTCTGCCCGAAACGCACAAAGGAATGAGAGGTCTGGCCAGCCTTGTTCGTGTAACTTCTGGCCACCGCCCCCGTATTGTTCCGCCAGTAAAACAACTGCCTCCACTTCAGCAGCTCGAGTATCGTGTTCTGAATCTGGTGTTCTGAGATTTTCAGTCCTTGCATTTTCCCTCCGTCATCGAAGCCCAGTCGATTTCTCCGTTTGCATCGGTCCTTGGTTTCGGAATCTCTGTCCATTTTCCACAGGCCAGGCTGTCGTTTGCCAGCTCAAACCCACCGCACTTATTGAGAGTGAGATGGAAGCATGAGCCACAGGTCTTGTCATCGCGCAAGCCATAGAGCATCCTCATGTAGTCGTTCCTCTCGGGCTGGATTAGTGGCACAAAGCCATCAACCATGACACCGCCTGTCCCCCTCTCCATTGCTATACCTTCTTCTTGATGGCGACCAGATACTTAGCGGTGAACCGTCTGCTCAGCTGGTCGTTCTGGTTATAGAGCCGGTCACACTGCTTGTGCAACCACTCGATAACTTCCGACTTCCCTTTCTCCGTGAAGTCGGGTGCGCCGTGAATCGTCAACGTAGCCACCAGCTTTTCCTCTCTCATGCCTTCACCTTCTTCTGACAGTAGGTATCGTGAAACGCCTTGATGTCCCGCGTGATGTGGTCGGGAATCTCGATGTCCGCGCCCTTCAGAACCAGAACGGCGGCATTAAGCGCATCCTCATTGTTGTGGCCGGCACCGTAAACCGAATTGATGAGTGGATGGAGGTAGAGGCTCAGCATCTCACCAAGCAGGTATCCTTCCTCGCCAACGCACTTTTTCCCAAACTCTCCGCCAGCTGAGGCAGCAGCATGGGCAAGAGCGTCGGCGTTGATGACGTGCGCCCGCTCCAACTCTGTCATGTACTCGCCTTCTTGCTTATGTCATCCAGGCACATCCCGACGATGAACCCGATGATGCACCCAAAGAAGAACGTCAGCCACCAGCCACCGCCGTAGCTGTGACCCTTGCGCTCCCACAAGCCGGCAACTACGAAACAGAGAATCAGGTTGATGAACCCAAAGAACAGCCAGGCTACAAACTCCATACCCTACCTCCCCGCTGGCTTAGCCAGCAACTCTAACGCCTTACTCAACTGATTCCTCAGCAGTAGCGTATACCGCCCAACCTTGGCCAAGTCCTCCGTATCGAACCTCTCCGCGCCACGATTCTTGATGCGGAGCAGGTATTTGAGGATGATGCCGTAGATGAAATAGGGGTCAACCGCCGTCATCGCTTCAATCGCCTGAGGCCCCTTCTTCGGGTCCCCGTACTTCTCCTGACTCAGCTCGCGCTGGATACAGATGGAGCTGAAGAAGTCGAACTCATCCATAGTAAGAAGATACGTACTCCCACGCCCTTCCTCATCCCATACGCTCCTGAGTCTGTACTGAATCTCGAACGGCTTAACCGTCAGTGCGGGTCCACCTTGACCATCCGATTCTTCGGGTCCAACACTTCGAGTCGCTTCTGAAGGTGCCTGAAGTCCACGGTACATGCGTTTCGAGACTTCCCCCAGGTCCCTGGATACTTTTCCAACAGCTCCTTCATCTGGAGTATCAACTGCTTCACTTCCACGCTTTCCTCTGTTGCAAACAATCCGTCCAAGTTTTCCTCCACGTTTCTGAAATGCGGCCAGACTCTCTTTCTCCATGATTCCCCCTAGTTCAACTGAAAGTTCAGACAGCCAATGGGCCGTCCAGCTTCTTTCATCACACCATCCGCGCGACGCGCGGCCTCTTCAATGTCACCGTAGGTCCCGAAGTAACGACTGCGATGGTCAACGGTGAGCCAGACACGGTATTTGTCACCATACTGATACACTCCAGCGTACTTGGTGGAATGTTTTGACCAGCCCGCCACACTAACCGAACCAGTCTCCCTGGCTTTCTCATCTGCGAAACTGAACATGCGCCGCTCGCGGACTTCTTCGCCGTGGCCATAACCAATCTCCAAGTCACACGTTTCATGGTCGAACATCCGCACAACGGCGGAGATGTGCAGGAAGGGACAGTTGGAGCCTTTTGTCAAACCCCATATCTCTTTGAGGCCCAACTTTACCTGCCCCAGGTCGGCCTTTCCCGACTCCTGCTGTATCTCGACAAAGTCCATTCCGGTCCTGATAATCCGAAACCCCGACAGGTTCCAGAGTGGATTCCAGCCAATGGTCACGACTTCGACAAACTCAATGTCCCCATCCTCGTTTACCACCTGCCGGCGATTCCCCTTTACCATTTGTTCCTTGACCCGATGATGCGTTCAGGAGTTTGGACCTTGATGTCTCTCTCACGCGGCTGTCTCTCGATAATCCATGCCACGAGCCTCCTGACGCAACCGTGACCCGTCTTAGGAAGTAAGATTGTTCGCGGCTGCCGTCTCATGACTCAATTCCACGAATGGCGCATCCTGGAGGTACGGCTTTGCAATGTGAACCACGACCATCTCATCCTCAGAGACAACCGGCTGAAAGGTGCTTTTGCACATCGCCGGTGTATGAGGTTCCTCGTCGTCGCTAAAGATGAAATGATGGTCTGCCACTATCTTCTCCATCTTCTTGACCTTTTTGGCAAGATTGGCATACCGCGTAACGGCTGCTTTGTACCCACTGATTTTGTCGCGGTCCTTGGCTTCCTGCTCCGCCTTGCCTTCCAACCGGCCTTGTGCCAGGCCATCGTCGTAAGCGTTCTTCTTCTGCCGAGCAGCCTCTACCTCTGCCTCATGCAGCTTCATCCCCACTTCAAGCTTCGTAAACAGACCAAATGCTCCCATCGTCTAACTCCTCTCCGCGTTGGCCGCGACCCCATACGTCTCGTCCTCATGAGCAATCAAGGGTGCGACGCTCTCTTGCAACTGATTCCTCAACGTCTCGTCAGACAGCTCACAACTTCCCTTCAGGACGCTCAACATACCATAGGCAACCGCCGCACACGTTGGCCCTTTAGCCGACATGCTCGCGGCCCACTTCTCCCAGTACTCAGCGTCCGTTAAAAGTCTCGTTGCCACGCTCGGCCTTCCTCTCCTCTTCACCCGTTCCCCCTATTACTAGAAATTGGAAGTAAAACTCTTTTTTCTTTTACTTCTATAAGAATTATACCACGATATTCTTCTTTTGCAAGTGTTTTCATACGATTTCTACACCTTTTCTACATATTCCAAGATGAAAAAAGCCCCGCATCTCTGCGGGGCAGCCCGAACTATGTTGTTACTACTTCAACCTATCTTGTGCCAGTGGAGCCGTAGCCTCCCTCTCCTCGAGCCGTCTCATCCAGACCGGTGAGACTCCCGAACTCGACCACGCTGACAGGAGCGATGACCAGCTGAGCAATGCGGTCTCCGAGATGAACGCTATACCCTGAGTTTCCGGCATTGTGCAAGATGACGCCAATCTCACCACGGTAATCACTGTCGATGGTTCCAGGTGCGTTCAGGACATGAACACCATGCTTGACGACCAGGCCTGAACGCGAACGAACCTGGCCCTCGTACCCTTGTGGAATGGAAAGGTGTACTCCGGTGCGAACAACCGTGGTCCCTTCGACTTCGATGTAGGAAGCCTCCGCCGCATACAGGTCGTAACCCGATGCGCCCTCTGTCGCTTTCTTCGGCATGACGGCCCCATCGTCCAGGACTATCCCTACTCCGACAACTTCTTCCTTCATACCACCATCTCCTTTGCAGCCTTAGCTGCCACCGCTGAACTAAAAACCATCACGGCTTCGGCCCGCCCATTGAACCAGCGGTATTCCATGACGCGGTGAGCTTTGAGGGCCGCGCCCATTCCACTTTCCATTCCCTTGGATATTCCGTGGTCAAGATAGACTACCGTGGCATCTGCGCGTTTGGCGATTTCCAAACCCGCCTCAATGCCACGATTGCGCTCATCGAGTTTCAAGTCATCAAGTACGCAGGGCTGCGTATAGAGTAGGTGAGAGGCAAACGGAGCCTCACCACGCATCAGACAATCATGCAAACATTTTCTGGCGTATTCTTCATTTGCCTCAATGTCTCCAGCATAGGGAGATTCAACGATAACGAACCTCATGACGCACCCTTGGATACCGCGAAGTCCACCCTGTCGGCCCACTCTGCCTTCTTGCCCTTGTTCCATTGCTTGACGGGCCTCAGGTAGCCAACCACGCGACTGTAAACCTCGCACTTCTGACGTTTCTCGGCAGGGATAACGATGCCGTCCACAATCAAGTCGCCATTTTCTTGTTCCATAATATCCCTAATCGAAAGGTACTGACGCTTCTTGCCGCGCCCTCTGTGATGGC